ATCTGTTCCCCCTTTGCATTTGGGGCGTACGTGGTCGATAGTAAGGTTGTGTAATTCATGAAATTCTCCGCAATAAACGCATTGACAATCGAAGTGCTCTTTGATAGCTCTTCTCCAGAGCCGTTTAGATTCTGAACTTGTCATGGTTATTAAATTGTGTAAATAGTAATCAGGGTTTGGTAGTAATGGTGTCATTAAGTTTTCTTAGCTCCGCCTCTTCCTCGGTTTGCTTTACGTGATTCTGCAACCACCTTTCCGCCTTTATGTGACATATCTGTCTGCGGTCCGGGTTTGCGTGCTCTACGTATCTTCATTAAGTCACGTCTGTATGCTTTCTTCTCAGGAGTGCTGTTGATTGCTTTCTGGTCACTCCTATGCTTTTCACGTGACTTTTTATTCTTACGATAGAACTTTGCTGTTCTACCGGGGTTAGGGCTAAGTTTAGGTCCGGTTCTTGCCATATAATCTAGATTTAACTAAAGATGGATCTACTTTCGGTATGACTGAAGCGAGTCGATCTAAAGGACTGCCCTCAAGAGCAACACCTGTAATGTCATTAGTTTTTAACCAATCACATGCTGCTTTTAGATCTTGAGTTGTAGCTTCGCCACTTTTGATTCTACGTAAGAAATCTTCAGTCACAAGGTAGTGCAACTCGTTAAAACTTTCTTCCGCCGCTTTCTTCGGTATTACTCTTGTTTCGCTCATTTAATATCTAATCCTTTTTTGACAATCTGTAGTGCTCTGTCATCTAGCTCGTTATCTGATTGCTCTACGAGCTTCTCAAGTAGCTCAACTACAAATAGTTTAAATTTATCGCTTTTAAGAAAAGCTAATACAACTGGTTTTAGTATGGCTAACATTATTCTTCTCCGGGTGTAACAACGTCTTGTTTAACATAGCGTCCGTGTTCGTCACGCTTTGCAGCCTTTTTCTTAGGCTTCTTTTTAGCAGCGGATTCTGCTTGACGTGCAGCTTCAGCTCGCTGTGCTATAATTCTTGATAATGTACTCATCTTTGCCAAAATCTCTTTTTCTGTGGTTTAGGGGGTAACAACGCTTGAATCGGAACCACGTCTGAACATAGATGTGCAACACGTGTCTCAGGTCTAAAAGTAAATCCTTTCTGTTGTAGTTCGGCACATTTAAGAGCACGTACCAGCTCATGATCTAACCTCATCTTCTCCTCTTGTCTTTTAGCTATGCGTCTGCACTGCTGTAATCCTTTTCTATCAAGAGGAACCATGAAGTTAACTTGAAAACCCCAGTTCTCATTTAGTTGATAACTTGATGGGTATAGACCTTCCATGTTTTCTTTCTCAGAGTATGGGTTAATATGGTTGCCCATGTAAAAAGGCGAAAAGGTCATAGTCGCCCCATTACATGAGATTCCACTGCCATAGTTCTGTCGTGATGGTGCTCCGTTATTCTGGAACTGCACCGCACTGTTGGTAACATTGCCCGTTGCGGCTGCAACCGGGTTGGCGTTATTCGTGACTTCTGGTTCAGTCTCTGTTGCTAGAACAGGACTTACTGTGAGAAGACTGATAAGGATGTAGTAGTAGTATTTATAGTGTAGTCGATTGTTGTGTCGATTTGCTCTACTAGACCGGCGGCTCTTGATACTGTTTCCATGTTCCAAGGCTTGGTTACATCTTTGACGGAGAATGTTGTATCTGCTGCTATAATGTTTCCAGAAGGCTCGACATTGCTTCCAGACCAGCTCTTGAGGGCTGTTCCGAACTTTTGTGTCTTTATGACTTCCTTCACTGTTTGGGTAGTTGTTGTCGTTGAGTTCATTGACCCCTGTGTAAAGTTCGGGGTTATTGTATTGGCTCTTGCAGCTGCGGGTGACAACAGAGCTAAGAGAAGAATCCATTTCTTCATTGTTTTGGTTTATTTGGTGTTTGTGTGTTTGCTGCTTTCTTACTATTACTGTTACCTGTAGACAATCCAAATGTTGCTAGAGCTCCAGTAAATATCGAAGCGACAAAAGTGATATCCGATGATGCCCCTAGAGGTTTCTTGACCATAGGCAACTCGACATAGTTTAATGTGATGATAAATCCTGACCAAATAACAACACCCAAGCGTACCATTGCACCAAGGATCTGCATTTGTTCATCGTGGTCATCAACATTTTCTTTTAATTTTGTTAGTAAACCTTTCTTTGGTTCGTCAGGTTTTAGGCTTTTTGCTTCCACTTATTTTTTTCCATAACGTTTTTAATATGGGTTTTAAAATCTTAACTACCCATTTAAAAGCGGCTGTAGCTGTAAGGGTGGCTGCTACAGAAATAACTGCCGTAGTACCAGCTGTAATAAGTATCTCACTTTCTGGCACTGGCATTTTGATATTCACAACAGGTATGTTGACTTGGTTGATACCAGATGGCGTTTGACTTGCACTAGATCGTGCACCGCCTGTAGTTTTTGGTACAACTCCTGTTGGAGCTCTCAGATCACTGGGTGGAACAACCAAAGGAGTATAACGTGGTATATCTCCTATAGGTAACTCAAACTCAAAACTTGGGAAATCAAAGGCTTCGGGTAAATATAAAACCGGTATTTCCATAAGTTAAAAGTTAGCTAGGCTCTGTCGGCCAAGTGATGTTGTCTGGGTCTGACTGAGTAGGTACATCCCTAAGTGCTTGACGATATGTCTTCCAAGCATCAGATAATGTAAGATCACTACTAGCTCTCCAGTCTGTTGCTGTTAGCTTTGCGTTTCTATTTCGTCTTACAGACGCCCATTTTTCAGCAAGAATTTGAGCTTCTGTTGGTTGCAGCTTTTTCATTTCTGCAATTTCTTCGTCTGTCATTTTGATGGTTTGACCATCTACCATTTTGTACATTGATTATTCTCCGTATTCATAAAGTAAAATTGTTGAGTCTTGAGTAAAATTCCAAGAGCCATAGTTTCGTGGGTAAAACATTAAGCTTTCTATGTCCCAATAAGAACCTTGGTAGTAACCATTATGAAAACCTTCATACCAATTATTCGGATCACTGGTTGAGTAGTTTCCACAGTGCATAGCTCTGGTAAAGATACTTCCTCTTCCCTCACCACGATTATTTATTTCTATTATAAATCCCATTGTTCTATGCCAAGTCTGGGCACTCGCTGCTGGTCGAAGATATATAGGATAAGAACCATTTATCCGGACATAATCTAAAGTACCACCACTACTCGGAGCGTACTGTTCTACACCAGAAACATACATGTAAGTCACGTTTTGTGAATCGGACATAGGATAAAATTGAATATAGTCTGCACTATTATTATCTTGTGTAATCCTTTTACCAATTACTAGATATTTTTTATCGGATTGCAATCCGGTTATTTCTATCTGTGCAACAGGTGTAGCTCCGACAACAGTTTTTGAGACTAATTTAAGTCCAGCAGCAGTTGCTGGCATAGGAGTACCGAATCTTGCAGCTGGTACGGTTCCTGACGTGAATGCTGAAGCATTTAGATTAGCACGATCAGGTTCACTTATAGTAGCATATTCTAACTGGCCTGTTGCAGTATTGCCACTACCCGTAACACTTTTAACTTTTAAAAATTTACCTGTTTCAATATTATTATCAGGTAAAATCATAGTGTAAGATTGTTGAGCACTATGAGCGGGGGATTTAATTTTTACACTATGCGTACCAGAATTAAGTTGTAATGTACCATCTGATCCACCAGCACCTTTAACTTTTACAACTCCTGATCCTTTAGCAGCTAGTTTAACGTTTGTACTGCTGCTTTCGATTTCATTAACTTTTATTTTTGACATGGTATTTTATTTTTAAGTTTCATCATATCTGTATAGTTCAATCTTTAGACCAGCTTCAAGAAAATAAAGATAAGTTAATTGAAGGTAATCAACTCTAAATTGTATTCCATGAACCCTATGAAAGTACTCAGAAGTAGTGTCAAATCCTTGTAGCGACCAAGCACCTCTTTGTCGATTATAACTTGCACCACCTGCTGTACCTCTATGAAATCCAAAACAAGGATTTCTATAGGCAACTGTAGGTTCTGCTGTATAAAATTCTCCTACAAAAAGATTATCCTGACCATTACCAGTATCTAGATAAACGTAACTGGCGTTACCATCAGAGCTGTTATAGTCTCCATCATAATACAAATGATCCCACTTCAGTCGACTATTACCACTAATTGTATTACCATTTTGGTCAAAAAGATACATTCTAGGACCACCTTGTGCGCTACTAGATTGTAGAGTACCTCCTTCTGATGCAGCCGCATCCCAACCAACTGCTTTCCATCCCTTTATAAACCATTTATACATACCTTCTGGTAAATTACTAAAGGTTACGGAAGTATACTCTCCTGATACGTCAACTGTTTGTGTTTGATAATGTTTTAATCCTCCTCCTTGTGTTGCGGGAAAATTGTAATAAGCTGCTGGAAATGTACCACTTGTTAGATGGTCACCAACTAGATTATTTTCATCTGCTGGTGTAACAGTATGATATCCTAAGTGTGCTATAGCTGTAGATCCACTACCTGTTAAAGAATCAACTTTTAAATATTTATCAGCAGTTATATTAGTTGCCGGTAAAACCAGTGTATAGTCTTGACTTGCAGTATTAACTGGTCCTTTTACTTTTACTTTATGTATATCTAGTGAATCATTAAGCTGTATAGATGACTGCTGATCCTCATTAGCCACTTCTAATGTACCATCTGTACCAGTTGGTATTACTGTTAAATCAGTGCTTGCTGATTCAATTTCATTAATTTTAATTTTTGACATAGCTAACTCTCCAAATATTGGTACAAAAGAAACTCAGAACCTGTAGCAAAAGTCGACGTACCCATTACTCCAGCTAATCCAAACCTTACTCCACTCATTACGATTGGGTTAGGATTACCGACTAGTGTAGCGTATAATAGGTTTCTACCGGTTTCTTGCGTTCCGGTAAATTGATTCTCGACTATTGACCAATTAGCACCAGATTTATTTACAAAATCTCCTATAAATGCGTGCTGATAACTAACAAAGTTTATGTTACTTAATGGTGCATAGTTCGAAGCTGCACCGGATTCAAAATAGTTTGGTGAAGCATACGAAATATAATATGCGTGTGAATAATGAATTTGACCTGTATATACGTTACTTGACGAATCCAAAAAGTACATCTGTATTCGGTCATCGTTTGTATCTAAATTTATATTTTTTCCAATTATTCTATATGCTCCATCGGTACTAGGAAACGTTACATCGACGGTAGAAACAGAAGTAGCTCCGACTACATATTTTGAGATTAACTTTAAACCAGCACCATTACTAGCAGATATAGTTGGAAATCTTGCTGATGGTAAACTTCCTGATGTAACGTTAGAAGCGTCCAAAACAGTCATATCCTGAGAAGGCTGATCTATAAATTCTAACTGACCAACAGCACTTGAACCAGAGCCAGTAACACTTTTAACTTTTAATACTTTAGCTGAAGTAAGATTTGAATTGGCAGGGTCAGTTGTTGTAACAGCAGGGGCGTTATCAGGTAAGATCATTGTATAGTTCTGACCCGCACTGTTAGCTGGTGCTTTTAATTTGACTCCGTGACTTTGTGCCGAACAATTTAATTGTAAAGTCCCGTCATCAGTACCACCTTTAATTTCACACGTAGCATTAGCACCTTTAGGAACAACTTTTACATTGGTATTAGTGCTAGTAGCTTCGATTTCATTGACGTTTAATTTTGACATAATAATATTGTTTAATAAAAGTCCACAACAGCTCCGTCTGTCACAGTTAGGACAGAACCGGGTGAAATGCTGATTGGACTTATTGCAAGATAGTTATTGTTGGGTGTTGTTGTGAAGCTGTTACTAACTTGATTATCTGCTTCTACAAATAACTGTTCACCGCTAGAACCTACTAACTCTCCAGAAAGAGTTTTAAAAAAGATTAATTTACTTAACATAGGTTTATGCGGATACGAACTGTATAAAACTTCCGTCTGTCACAGTTAATGTTGCGTTAATTGTTAACGGAAGAAGATTCAGATAATTCTTATTTGTTCCTGTTGTAAAGTTGTTACTCATTACATTATCTGACTCAAGGAATAATTCGTCTGTAGATCCACCAGTCAAACCTCCTGTTGATGGAAGGTTAGTTAAATTAGCTCCACTTATAGCAGGCAATGTACCTGTTAAGTTGGCAGCTGGAATAGATGTTAAATTAGCTGCACTAGCCGCTGGTAAAGTTGCTGGAAATCTTGCATCTGGAATTGTTCCCGATGTCAAATTAGTCGCATTTAAATTTGTAAGGTCTACAGGTAAATTAGTTAAGTTAGCTCCATCTCCTGTAAAAGATGTAGCAGTTACTCCTCCTGTTACTGTTGCACCGTTAGATGTAATCTCTAACTTAGTATTACCACCTGTTTGTAGTTTTAAATTACCTGTACCGGCATCATTGATTATAGAATCATTGCTGTCATGGAATATTTCTAAATCATTGCTTGTTCCAAAACGGGCTTTTACATTATCATTATGGTCATTATCTCCGGTAAATGTATTACCAGTTGTAACTGCAAAGTTACCTGTAGCTGTTACACCACCTTGCCAAGTGCTACCGTTATAAACTTTAAGCTCATCTGAAGTAGTGTTAAAATATAAATCACCTTCTTGTAAACTAGAACCGTCAGCTCTAGTTGATGGATTACTAGAAGCAATCTGATATGTGTCGGCAAAGTTATTAACATCTGTTAAATTAGTTGCAACTGTATTAACGTTTGCTATAGATCCACCAACGGTATTTACATTTGTTACGTTAGTAGCGACTGTATCTATATTATTAACAACACTAGGTACAGCAAGAGTGTTCATGTCTGCTACAACGTCAGCAGTACCTAATGTATTTAAATCTGCTACAACGTCAGCAGTACCTAGAATAGCTAGATCATCTACAACATCAGTAGTACCTAGTATTGATAAATCTTCTACAGCTGCTGCCGTACCTAGTCTACCTATTTCTGTTGCCTTACTTGCAACTGTTGTGACTTCTGTTGCCTTTGGTACTAATCTATGAAATGTATATGTATGTAATGTAGTTGTAGATTCGACTAAGAATCCGAATCCTGTAGGAATTGTACTTGGTACATTATTAATTGTAATATTTGCATTATTAGCTAAGTTACCATTAGTTATAGTAACTGTTGTACCACTAGGAACTAAGTTTGTACTAGCTGCTTTGATACTTAAAACAGCTGCTTGTCCTGTAGTTCCACCGGGGTTTGTGTCAGGAAAACTTTGCTCATCGTTGACGATATCAAAACCACCAACTTCATCAACTAAGTCAATAATACGTGCATCAATAGCAGCTGTAGTAGCTACATGAGTATCACCGGCAGACCAAGTTTGTCCACTAGATATAGTCTCACTACTATCTTGTCTAAAATATAATGGGTCAAGAGCACCGGCGTCTAGCTCAGTTTCAGTATAGTATCTGTTATCTAACTGTCCAGCATCTAGCTCGGTTTCTGTATAGTATCTGTTGTCTAACTGACCAGCATCTAGTTCAGTTTCGGTGTAATATCTATTGTCTAACTGTCCAGCGTCTAACTCAGTCTCTGTGTAATATCTGCCATCTAAGTCAACAGAACCAGCTGATGTAACGTGACCCTGAGCTGAGATAGTTATATCTTGAACGACGTTACCATTACTGTTATTAATGGTTGTGTCTGCACCAGCAACGTCATGATTAATGGTTACTTGACCACCACTTGCAGTTTTTGATAAATCAGTACCAGCTAAAACATCAGACTCGATAGCAGTGTCAATGCTAGAATCTAATGTTTGTTTATTAACTGCATCAGTAGGGTTGGCTGGGTTACCAAGAGTAGTAATTCTATTATTACCAAGATCTATATTACCAGTAAAAGCACCTCCAGTAGTTGGAAGATACCTCTGGTTTACCTCTTGTGTAACATATAAGTTTTGTGTAAAGTTTTCGTTTAGATCTTCTGATTTGATTGCCGATCCAGCATAAAATGTTGCTGTTAGTTC